GCCAGCAGTACGGACTGGGAGCAATTGTAGCCGGAATTGAAATTTTCCCTTGCTTTATTTCCGCGAATTGACTGTTCAAAATCCATAGAATTAATCTCCTTGTATACATAAAATAATTCTCATTTATGACTTGCTATTTCTTCCATAGTACGGGAATATACACATACCGAAAGGGAAAACACAGACGACCGAAAGGGAGGAAAACAAAATGACAAAGCAGGAAGTAAACGAAATCATCACCAGCAAGGCAGCCGAGTACGGATTCGAGATTGAAGAAAACTCGCTGGGCTGGAACAACAAGCGCGTAGGGCAGGGTTACATCAACATCCAGATTTTCCAGAACAGCAACCTCGACAAGACTGACTGGGAAAAACGGATAGGCTGCATCGAAATCGAAGCCTGCGCCAGCGTAAGCCGAATGGGCGGAAGCCCCACAACGGAGGAACTTTTGAAAGCCGCCGAGGAAATTGCAAAGGGCGCAAAGTTCGCCGCCGAAATCAACAGCATGGGGCTTTCCTACGAGAGAACATTCTAAGCCGAAACCAAACAGCGGACGCCACTCAGCAGAGTGGCGTTTTTGCGTGAACCTTACAAACTGGAAGTTGTAGATTAGAGTCCAACAAAGTAATTGATTTCATTCTCCAGTAGGTGGAACACGTTTGCGACCAGATACCCATCAGCAATCGCATGATTCAAACGAACGGTTACAGGCATGACAAGCCTTCCGTTTTCTTCCCTGTATTTTCCCCAGTTGATGATCGGCGCAAAATACAGGTTCCCATCGGGCAGCTCAAGGTGCAGTGAATCATAGGAAAGCCATGATATATATGACGCATCAAACCAGTTGGGATGGTTCGTCATATCCAGACCGTATTTTCTTGTTTTCTTTGCTTCTTCAACATCACGCAATGCAGCAGCATAGAACTTTTCATAGTCCTCATCGTATTCCGTATACACAGGTGTACAGGTTTCTGTGTCTTTATGAAAAACATACTGTGTAGGATTGATTACGTCATAGCAGATCAGCTCATCTGTCTGCCAAAGGTATCCCATTCTGTAGTCTTCGCGTGAATTCAAGACCTTTGAAAGAATATACAGGAAATTGGTGTAAAACTTCGTCCCTGTGTTCTTGGAGTGTGTGACGAGCTCTGTTACGTCTATTCTCGCCGTCATAGAGGTCGAGCACTTGCAATCTTCCGTAAAGTGACGGAACACACCTTTTCTATAGTACTTCTCTCTGTCAATTACTTTGTAGTTCATTTCCGCCATCCTCACAAATTCCGATTTATCAAATGTAATCAAATAGGTCAAAAGGAGCGTGATACCCATGAACTTCTTCACAAAACTTTTTCGCTCACGGGACAAGCCCACCAACAGTTACCACTTCAGCGGCTGGCCGTTTGTGTTCGGCAAGTCTGCCGCCGGAGCGAAGGTCAACGAATTTACAGCCATGCAGACCACGGCGGTGTATGCCTGCGTCCGCATCTTGGCTGAGTCCATTGCCGGACTACCGCTTCATGTCTATGAGTACAAAGGTCAGGGCAAAGAGCGTGTGCCGCAGCATCCGCTATATTTCCTGCTCCATGATTCGCCCAATCCCGAAATGACTTCTTTTATATTTCGAGAGACGGCCATGATTCACCTGCTTTTGTGGGGAAATTCCTACTCGCAGATAATCCGAGATGGCATGGGACGAGTTGTGGGGCTTTATCCGCTCTTGCCTAATCGCATGAGCGTTGACCGGGATGAGCATGGTGAGATTGTCTACACCTATACGCCCATGAGCGACAGCAATCCCAAAATCAAAGGCGGCAGTCAGATTAAGCTGCGGCGGCAGGACGTTCTGCATATTCCAGGGCTGGGCTTTGATGGACTTGTCGGTTACTCTCCCATAGCCATGGCGCGTAATGCCGTAGGCATGACACTGGCCTGTGAGGAATACGGCTCGTCCTTCTTCGCCAATGGGGCAAGACCAGGGGGCGTGTTGAAGCATCCAGGAGTTCTCAAAGATCCATCAAAATTGCGAGAAAGCTGGCAAGCCGTCTATGGTGGCACAGCCAATACAGGCAAGGTAGTGGTCTTGGAGGAAGGTGTGGATTATCAGCAGATATCCATACCGCCGGAGGAGGCGCAGTTCCTTGAAACTCGCAAATTTCAAATTGATGAGATTGCACGGCTCTATCGTGTGCCACCGCATATGATTGGCGACCTTGAAAAAAGCTCCTTCAATAACATTGAGCAGCAGTCATTGGAGTTCGTAAAATACACGCTGAATCCGTGGGTGGTGCGCTGGGAACAGTCTTTGCAGAAAGCCCTGCTCAATTCTACTGAGCAAAAAAGGTATTTCATCAAGTTCAATGTAGATGGTTTGCTCCGTGGTGACTATCAAAGTCGTATGGCTGGCTATGCGGTGGGCAGGCAGAACGGCTGGCTATCAGCCAACGATATCCGCGAGATGGAGAATATGAATCCTATCTCGGAGGAGGAAGGTGGAAATCTTTACTTAATCAACGGCAACCTGTGCAAATTAAAGGATGCTGGGATTTTCAGTAAACAGACTGGAGGTACAAATGAAAAAGCGTAAATTTTGGAACTGGGTGCGCGATGCCGATACAGGCGAGCGCACCCTTGTGCTAAATGGGCAGATTGCCGAGGACTCATGGTTTGGCGATGAAATCACACCGGCTATCTTCCGTGATGAGTTGATGAAGGGCGAGGGCAATATCACGGTCTGGATTAACAGCCCCGGCGGCGATGTGTTCGCGGCGGCGCAAATCTACAACATGCTCATGGATTACAAGGGAAATGTCACAGTTCGCATAGACGGCCTGGCGGCATCGGCGGCATCCGTGATAGCCATGGCCGGAACCACCGTGGAAATGTCTCCCGTTGGGATGTTGATGATTCACAACCCCAGCACGGCGGTCATCGGTAACATCAAGGAAATGCAGGCGGCAATCCAGATGCTGGACGAGGTGAAGGAATCCATCCTCAATGCCTACGAACTGAAGACTGGTCAGCCACGTCAAAGCCTGTCCGACCTTATGGATGCGGAAAGCTGGATGAACGCCAAGAAAGCCGTGGAGCTGGGCTTTGCCGACAAGATTCTATTCGCCAATGAGGATGAGGAAAAGCAGTCCGAGGGTATTGAAGCAATGCTATTTTCCCAACGGGCAGTGACCAATTCCCTCATTGACAAGATAAAGGCGCAGTCGCTGAAATTCGTCAAGGCAGCTGTGCCGGACAACCGTGTATCCGCAGACGCTCTCAGGAGTCGTCTTAACTTACTTATTCACTAATTGGAGGAATTATTTATGGCAAATGTTATGGAACTTCGCAAGAAACGGGCACAGCTGTGGGAAGGAGCCAAGGCTTTTCTGGACAGCCATCAGGACAAGGATGGCAAGCTTTCTGCCGAAGATGCTGCCGCCTATGACAAAATGGAGGCAGATGTAGTGGCTCTCGGCAAGGACATCGAGCGCATGGAACGGCAGATGGCGATTGATGCAGAACTTGCTAAACCAACATCCGAGCCGATTGTCAACAAACCTGCCGCCAAGGTACCTGAGAAAACGGGCAGGGCAACTGATGAATACCGTAAGGCTATGCTTGCCGCCATCCGCTGCAACTTCCGCAACGTATCCAACGTCCTCCAGGAAGGTGTCGATACCGATGGCGGTTATTTAGTCCCGGAGGAGTACGACAGCCGCCTGATTGATGTGCTGAACGAGGAGTGCATTATGCGTAACCTCGGTACGAAAATTACTACCAGCGGTGAGCGCAAAATCAACATCGCCGCTACTAAGCCTGCTGCATCGTGGATTGAGGAAGGTGGGGCACTTAGCTTTGGCGATGCCACCTTCGACCAGATTATCATGGACGCCTACAAGCTCCATGTAGCGATCAAGGTTACGGAGGAACTTCTCTACGATGCCGCCTTTAATCTGGAAAGCTACATCATCCAGCAGTTTGGCAAGGCTATCGCCAATGCCGAGGAGGATGCTTTCCTCAATGGTGATGGCAACCACAAGCCCACCGGTCTTTTGACCACGGCGCAGACTGGCGTGACCACCAGCGGTGCATCCATCACGGCAGATGACCTTATTGAACTGGTCTACAAACTCAAGCGTCCTTACCGCAAGAGTGCGGCCTTTATCGTCAACGACCAGACCTTGGCGGCAATCCGCAAACTGAAGGATGCTAATCAGGCGTATATGTGGCAGCCCTCCTATCAGATGGGCGAGCCTGACCGTCTGCTGGGTTATCCGATTCACACCACACCGTTTATGCCTACGGCAGAGGCGGGCAAGACGGCGCTGGTGTTCGGTGATTACAGCTACTACAACATCGGTGACCGTGGCTCCCGTTCCATTCAAGAACTGAGAGAGTTGTTTGCCGGTAACGGCATGATTGCCTTTGTCATGAAGGAACGTGTGGACGGGAAACTGGTACTGCCGGAGGCGGTGCAGATGTTGAAAATCAAAGGTACTGCTGGCAAGGGCTGATGTAAATATGGTGTAGGGAGATGCCTTACTGGTGTCTCCCTGTTGTTATGGGAGTGATGGCTAATGATTGTTTCCCTGCCGAAGGCAAAAGAATATCTTCGTATTGACACGGATGCCGAAGATGATATTGTCCGTAAACTGCTACGAGCTGCGGAGCAGTTATGCCTAGATGTGTCACGGCTCAATGCAGATGAGTTCAAGGCTTGTGGGGCTATTGCCAAAACGGCGGTGCTCTATACCGTGGGCTATCTATACGAACATAGGGACGAAGCTGACCACAAAAAACTTACAATGACGCTTCGTTCCCTGCTGATGGGTATTCGCCGGGAGGGCTTCTGATGTATGTATCTTTGAGTGAGTTACGACAGAGAATAAAAATCCTGCGCCCCATAGTTGAAGAAGACGCTGTCGGCAACCTTATCGAGCAGGGCAAGACAGAGGTGGCAACGGTCTGGGCGAAGGTTCTGCCTTATGCCGCCAAGATTTCAGACGGCTATGCCGAGAAGGTGGATGAGGTGTCATATCGGATAGTAATTCGCTATCGTGAGGACATTGAGGTTACGGACATAATTGAGTGGCGTGACAAGACGCTGATAATGTCAGCCCCACCTTATCCTATGGACGGTGGCCGCAAGTATCTTGTTATGGAGGCAAAGGAGCTGGTGGAAGATGGCTAAGGGCTATCAATCCGCAGAGGAGATTCTGAGGGAACTGGGGGAGAACGCCACCAAGGCTGCCAAGTCGGCGCTGGCAGATGGAGCAGAGATTGTCATGCAGGAGGCAAGAAACCGTTGCCCTGTCTACAAAGGCAATGACCGCCGTGTGGTCAAGGGAGCACTTCGGGATTCCATCCATGCCGTCAAGCAAAAGGGCGGTGCCAAGTACAAAATCATTGCTGACGCTACATCCCACGATGGCATTTTCTACGGCAAGTTGGTGGAATTCAGCCCTGCTATCAACAAGCCTTTTATGTATCCTGCCATGGATGCCAGACGGGATGAGGTCAGGAATAAGATAATTGATGCGGTAAGGGAGGCACTCAGAAGAAAATGAATATCAAGGAAAAAGTGTATAGAGCTCTGAGTACGTCAAGGGAACTGACATCATTGCTGGCAAGAGACAGGCGGTGCCGGTGCATTTATCCCGGCATCAGTCCCAATGCTGGCAGCTACCCAATCATTGTATACAACATCATATCGGATGTTCCGGCTCTTACGGCAGACGGCATAGAAATAGAGCGGCGCGTGACCGTAAGGTTGCAGATTCTCACCAAGGACGGACACTATGAGCATATCTATGATGTGGTGAGCAAAATCATGAAGGGACTGGGCTTTATGCGTCGTCAGTCCTTGGAAATGGCAGAACGTGATGTATTTGTGTTATGTGTGGATTATGTAATTGGAATAGGAGTGGATGAATAATGGCAGAAATGAAACCGGCCAGCAGAATGGTCAGCGGACAGTTTATCAATATACAGCGGCTCCATGTGGCAAAGCTGCTGACGGATGAAGCCGGGGAAACAGCAACCTACGATACACCCATCGACTTGGGCAAGGTACTGCGGAGCATAGACATTAAGCCCTCCAACAGCAGTGCCGACCTCTATGCAGATGGCCAGTCCATAGACACCGCTACCAACACGGCATCCTATGAACTGACCTT